TCTACGACTTCCATAGATTGATCTTGTGAGCCCATGCTGTTAGGTTGTTCACCACGAGAGTAACGAGCAATTCTGTCTGGACTAAACTCTAAAGTGTCGCCAGATTGTAGAGTTTCAACAATATCTTTTTTGAATCCCATTGCAATTAACTCTGAACGAGTCATCATTCTACGGTGAGCTACGAATGGTGAGTCTTGAATAGTTCTAGCACGTTTAGAGATAAGGAATTCTTCTGGTGGTACGTTTTCAACAACGACACGACCATCTTTTTTAGTGCGTTTTACTTTAACATAGTGTTCACGTTTAATGTTTTGGAACACCTGACCTGTCATTGGGTCAGTAATTTCGTCAATTTCTTCTTCTGTTTTTTGCTCAACAACTTCTAAATCTTCGTCTTGCATAAGCATGATGAGTTGATCGTCAGTTAAGTCTTCATAAGACTCTTTAGTAACGTCAATCTTTTCATCCCAATACGCTTTTACAATACCTGTTTTTTGTAATAGTGCGTCTTTAAACCAGTTATGTAGAATTAAAAAGCCATCATTATTACGATAGAATACCCAGTTACAATATTCTGTTGCTTGTTGTGCAAAAGGTTCGTCACCATCGTTTACAGGTTGAAATTCAACCACACCGTCTGTAGATGTAAATACACGAATAAGTTGAGGTAATGCTCCGTCTACAACTTCTGCTACTTCACCAGTAACAATTTGTGATTTACCTTCTACTTCGTTACCATAAGGCTCACGAAGATAGTATTCAAGTGCTTCTTGACGTTCTGCAACTGTGTCTGTTTCAACATAGCCAATAGAATCATCAATTTCAGACTCGATAATGCTTTTTAATTTGTTAATATCCATTAAACTATCCATTTAGTGTTTACGTTAATAGGTTTATTCCACTCTTCTGCTGGACTCTCATCCAAGCCTGTTGCTAGGTATCTAAATGCGTCAGCAGCATGTGATGACCAATCATGTAATGGTCTATCATGGAATACAGCTCTTTTTTCATCATAGTGTCTACGATAGTTACGAAGAGCATCTAAACCTTGTTTTGCTTTTGGGTCAAACCAACATCTAGGAATTATTCTTCTTACTGCTTGTATGCCATCAGCAACATTAAGGCGAGGAGCAGTTACAATATTGAGACCTGCATCTTCTAAAGTTTCCCTACGAGATTTGCCTGTGCCTAATTCTCTTACCTCCACGTCATGTGGAAGTATGTGAGTAAAATGTGCATAGTCGTTATCTCTTAACCATGACACATAATAATCTAATCCTTGACCATGATTTTCCATATAATCAATAAGTCTTATTTCTTTGCCTGTAAGTTGGGCTACCCATATAGCTGTAGAATCAGACATACCCAAGTCCCATGCTGTGTAATTACGACACAAGTCATCACGAGGTATTTCTGTCATGTGTGCTTTTTCTTCTATTTCATTTATAAGTTTAGAGTAGTAAGATCCTTCTACAGGAGAGTTAAAATTACACTCAAACTCTTGCATAAACTTATCTTCACCCATTTCAAGGCGAGCTGCTGTTAATTCTTGTTCGTTTAGTAGTTTAGTATCTGAAGATTTAAACTCTAATAGTTTCCATCCTTGTCCTTCAGCGGCTCTATCTCGCAACCCTCTAAAGTGATTGTTGCCCTTGGGCGTACCCATAGCAACGCAGAAACCTAGTCGGTCTGTCAACGCAGGTCGGATGATGTCACTGAAGACGGATGGATTGATATTACCTACTTCGTCTATAACTGCCCCATCGAGGTAGATACCACGAAGTGAGTCTGGGTTATCTGCACCATAAAGTGAGATACGTCTACCCATGAAGTCTACACGAAGTTCAGCAATGTTTACTTTAGCACCTAAAGGTCTTGTATAGTTTACAAGATAGTCCCATGCAATACGTTTAGATTGATTATATGTAGGAGCTACATATGCGTATCTAGGTTCTTTTTTTGTGCATGTAAGAGCACTATGTATAAGTTGATTAATAGCAGATACAGTCTTCCCCATACGTCTGTGTGCTACGACTACCACAAACCTATGATCTTTGACTGCATTGTGTATCAGTTTTTGGGGGACTCGTGGTCTATACCCAGTATCTAAAGTTTTTTGCGACTCCATATAGGGTCATCGCCTCCTAGTTGTTAAATTACCACTTTACTTTGTTAGCCCAATATGCGGCAGACATCTTACCTTTTGCTATGTTTTTAGCGTGTCTTGCTTTAAAAGACTTTGCTCTATCTGTATTTGTTTTGTCACCACTTACACCTTTTTGTCCAAAACGTATAAGCTTTTCTTTGTCGCCAGATTTAGCTAATACAGCGTGTGATTTAGTAGGGTGGCTAGGCGTGGCTTTAGGTTTGTTATAACCAGAAAACGTTTCCTTACCCTTCTTAATCATTTCTTTTTAGCTGTCTTTGCAGACTCTTTAAAAGCTTTAGCTGTAGGTGCACCTTTAGATCCTACCTTACGCATCTTCTCGCCAGAGCCTTGAGCAATACGTTTTTTCTTTGCTGCGATGTTGGCATAAAGTCCAGTTTTCATGCGAATTTCTCCGTTTTTGCCAGTTCAGCGGCAACCATGACAATTGCGCGTCTTGTGGCGGCATGAGGATCAGACTCTTTTAACTCATAAAAAAAGTTCTGCCCATTACACGATGCATGAATTGATGCCATGGGATAGTTGTCATCTCCATTTACAACCACCCAAGAATGGTTTAAATCAATGTTCAACTTTACCGCCAGCCGTAGTGCATCTCCGTCATCAGTGATGGGATTCCATCCATACCAATCATCCTTTGGATTACGTTTACGCTGAATGTACAAAACATTGTCAACGGTCTTGTAAATGAATCCTGCCGCCTTTGCCGCCAGTTCTAACAGTTCTTTGTCAGTCATTCTGGCTCCTCAACAAAGCACACATCTTGCCACGACATTTTCAAATGTCTATACCCATCAATTTCGATTGGCTCAAATTTCAGGTATTCATTGTCAGCATCAGCCGCCGTGGTTCCGAAATGAACCTTGTCGCCAATGTTTAACCCCACATCAGCGGCTTCAGGTCCAACAGCAACCACATAGCCCACGGTGTCAGCGCCTTTTACCTGGCTCAGATCGAGCAAAGCAGACGTGAAACGCTGTTCGGGTTTGACAATGATCTTGTCACGCAGAGGGATTAACATCTTGCCTCCGTGTGTATTTGCGCTTTTGCACAGGGTTCTCCACAGGCATCTCCACAACAGGGAGAGCAACTATGGCGGGTTCTTCAGACGAAACCCATTCACCGCACCAGTCGTGCTTGTGCTTGTTTTGATGCGTGGGATACCTGCGGCAAAGACCAATGATGTTCTGGTCTTGCCAAAAACGGCAGGCTCCGCAATTAAAATGCTTTCCAACCATTAAAACCTCCTTTTTAGTGGCTAGAGATCCGCTTGGTGGTGACTCACCTTGCGGATTTCGCTTTACTTGTAGGCGCTACGGGTGTGAGTGTAGCAAATGCCAGAGTGACGACCACCGTCAAACTTCTTGTCGCCACCCTTAACCATTTCGCTCTCGCCACTCGGAACCATGCCCTTAAACGTGCCTTTGCGCTCGCCAGCGGTGTCAGCAGCAGAAGGGTTGCCCTTCATGGTTGCGTGAGTGCCGTAGCCTTTCGGCTCTTTCTTCATAATTTCTGCCATTTTGTCACTCCAAGAATCTGAGTTTGTACAGGGTGCTGTTGATCAGATCTGCAATTTCATCAACTAGATTTTGCAGTTCACTATCCTGCGGAAGATGCTCTCTTGCCTCGCCCACAAAGGATTTGATGCTCTCCAAATACTTCACGGGATCTTTGCCATCGTGAAATTCAGAGGGGAACTTTTTGAGTTGCTCATACTTGCCCATGTAGGCTTCAGCAAACTGATCCGTCAGATCAATGATTTGATCGTAGTACTCACCAAGGGCTTGGTGCTTGGCGTAGCTGTCAGTTGACCAGTGCATGAAATGCGTAACGGTGCTGGAGTGCAGCAACGTAGCGACAAATTCGGCAACTTCATCATTCATGGTTTCACTATAACAAAAAAGAGGGGGGCAAGAAACCCCCCACCCGACCAAGGCAACTGCGGGAGGAGACAACCCAGACGGTCAGGCATCCCATTGTGGCACAGGCACATTCTCAGGCCACTCCCCACGGACTAAAAGTAAAGCCACAGTGTTCTTGTGTGCCTTCAACCACTTTTCTTGCCGTTCTTCTTTGGTCAGGTTCTTGCCCTGGTCAATCTCATAGTGACACTTCAAACACAGCGCCGCTGTAAGATTGTCGTCAGCTTTGATTCCCTTACCTTTACCGCCGCCCCAATTGGAGTGCGCCGCTTGAGTTGGTCCACCAGCCCCACAGCACTGGCAATCCAGCTTAGACACGGCTTTCAATAGTTTTTGGCTACGGACATATTGGCGTTTTTGAAACATAAGGTTCTCAATTTGTCGCTTGCGCCAGCCGGTCACGATTCGCCTCTTGCGCGGATAGCTTCTCTATTTTCAAGAATGTGTACGGCATTCCATTCGCCCAAACCAGCAAACTCATTTGCCCATTCTTCACGCTCTGCCTGGGCAACATATTCAGCAAACCATTGCAGATTTAATCGCCCGTCTTGCATGGACAATTCTTTGAATTTAATCAGGTCTTGTTCGGTCATTCATGGCTCCTTATTTGCAGTCTTTCACTTGCTTGGCGTGTTCGCCAAATCTCAATATCAAGTCTGTGGCTTTCTAATTCCCATTTAAGTGTCTCCTCCTCCTCAATTGCATCAGCCAATTGTTTTATTAATCTTTTATATTCAGGATCTGCCAACGCTTCTCTTTCTTGTGCATTAGCAGCTTCAATTCCTTTTGTCAGCGCATCTTTCATCAATATCGCTTTTTGAACCCGTCTAAATTCCTCTAGATGAGTTCTTAATCCTTTTGCTCTGCCATAGTGCGGTGCTTTTTCTCGGATTGATTCTGCTGATTTTTCAGGAGTCATGTGTTCTTCTCCTTGAGTTTGGCTTCGATGGCTCGGGCAAAACTGATGTCGTCCCAGTTATGTGCAGATGCCGCGCATTCAGCGCACACCAAAGCAATTTCCTCATCCGTCAGCCCAACCCATTCACGCTTGTGCGGCACACAAACCATTTCGTCGCCTTCCCAAACAGCCCCACACACGCAATTAAGTTCACGCTGTGGTTGTGGGGTGGTGTAGAGGGGTGTTTCGTATGTCGCACCGTGGTCAACAAAACTTCTCATGTGTTTTTGAAAACGCACCTCGTGAGTGCTTTTATCTTGGTACATCCAAACCACAGGCTCTTGCTTCTCAGCCTGCTCTATGGCTTGGCGTAGGAATTGAGCCGCATCTGACGCAACTTTATGGGGATACATGGTCACTATTGGGCCACCGTCTTTAGGCTTCCTGACTTGAATCCTGGTTTCAGGATTTTCGTAACGGGCTAATATTTCCAACGCCTCCAGCGCCTGTTTCATTGCTTTAATCATTCCAATTCCTCCCTCACCATAATGTCCACCCCAGGTTCGCTTGAATACACTTTTGTGCAGTGCAACGAAACGATCTGGGAATCGTCCTTAAAAACCACCCCGTTCATGCCATCCAGCAAGGATTTCGCCAAGTTGTCAATGTCTGGCTTCTTAATTGGCTTCTCCCGGCCCTCTAAACAGTCCTCAGTGCGTTTTTTTGAGTGCGACTTAGGGATGGGTAGCCTGATGTACAAATAAACGCCCACAGCGGTTTCTATGGGTTCGGTTGTCCCCATCGCGGTTTGGGAGGTCAACCGGACATGATCTTCGTACTCTCGGGTTCCTTTGTCGGTGTAGGACTGAACAATGCCATTGAACTGGCGAAACCGAGGGCGCTTTTTTGCTTTAGGTATGCCCTCAACGTGAAAATGAATTACGAATGTCATCAAATATCCTTAAATTTGTTCATTCTTTGTCTGAGATCAAATGCAGCATCTTGGCCTCTTATTCGCTCAATATGGCTGACTGTTCTATCCCACCATCTCCTGGCTTCGTTCGGTCCAACTTCCTTCATCTTCTCCCGGTATCTCTTTATCCAATCCCGGGCCTCGCAATTCCTCATGTGTTCCAATGTCTCCGGTGAGATAGAGGGCTTTTGTGATGGTGAGGAGCGAATACGCATGGCTTCCCTCTTTGTGTCGGTCAAGGATTTTGTTGGCTTCAAATAAATTCATGCTTGTCCCCTTGCTCGGATTCTTGCGGCAAAAACTTCACCCCCCTTCACCATGCCTCGTCTCTCGCACACCTTTGCACACGCCTCACGCTCTGCTGCAACGACAAGGGCGGCAAAGCGTTCAAGAAAATCAGCCATGCCTTCCGCATGGGATTGTGAAATCCCAGCCTCCCGCGCCATGCTGATGATGTCTTCTTTCATTTCAAAAACCCCACGATCTGCTCGTACACGCCGTTGCGGGCGCTGTTGTCTGTCTCGTACTTGTTCCATCCGGCGTAGCGCATCTCTGTCTCTGCGCGGCGCAGCAGGTCAAGCGCACGATCACGCTCCTCAGACAACTCCTTCATCACCTCAATGACTGCTTGCTCGTGCTTGAGCAAGATGGCGCGGATCATCTCCATCGGCGTTTCAATCATTGCAACCGCTGCGGCTTTGACTTTCGCATCGTCTGTCTTTGCCTTGGCAACGGCTTCCGCGTGCAGTTTGCTTAATTGTTTCATGATGCATACCCATCCGAAATAACTTTGGCCTTGGCTTCTTCCAGCATCCCGATCAAAGTGAGCCGGTCTGGTGTTGAAGAGGTTTTGATCTTGAACTGGCCTTTGTCGTACCAGAATGACAGCACGATCGTAGTATCTGGTTCTTCGTCAATGGCCTCATTCAAGACCGCCTTGGCGTTGACTTTGTGGTGATTTGGAATGGTGAGAGTTTTGAGTTTGCTCATGCTTCCCCCCTTGCGCGGACAGATGCTGCCATTTCTTGCGCCCACTGCCTGTCAATCTCATCAGCGGCAAGGTCCGCTTGTTTGTCCAGCGACTGAGCACACGCCTCACGCTCTGCGGCGGCGACAAGGGCGGCAAAGCGTTCAAGGCTAGGATGGTCATAGTCATACATCACTAAATGAGCCTTCTGCGCCATGCGGATGATGTCATCTCGGTTCATGCTTTACCCCTTAATGCCGCCATCTTTGCCAAGACTTCCAAGGACGGTGGTTTGGCCTTCTGACGGTCCAGATCCAGCTTGACAAGGGCAGGGTCACGTTCTTGGCTACCAGGCACAGTGATTCTGGCAATGTCGGCAGGAGCAATCTTTGGGACGCTTTGTCTGCGAACCCAATTACGCCAGGTTGCATCCCAATTTGTCTTTACGCCTTTTTGACCAGGTTGAGCAACCCAGTAATCAACAAATTGATCGAACACATCGTTTGGATTCAATTCTGGTCGAGTCTGTCGGCAGAAAAGAATCCAGTGTTCAGGAAACATAAATGGGATTGGCAAGCGCGAACCGCGCTGCACCTTCTGCCTCTCCTCTTTCTCTGTCTCTCTCTCTGTCTCTGGGATAGCAAGTTGCTTGCACTCTGCTAGCACACCGCTAGCAACAGCAAAAAACTCTTTATCAATCAATGGCTTAATGCCTTCGTCATATTCTTTTCTGGAGATGTGCAAACGAAATTGAAGTTCCTCAAAAGAGGCATCAAAAATGCCATCCTTAGACTCACTTGCTAGCAACCAAAGCAATGGTGCTAGCGCCTTGCTAGCAATAGGCAAGCAGATGAAATCTCGGTTGATAAGCAGGTCACGGTGGAGTTTTATCCACGGTGGTGAGCGATCTTTGTAATGCTGAAAGACGGACCAGTTTTTTGGTTGCAAACGCATAAATTTTCCTTCCGCTGTCCTCCACAGAAAGAAACCATCGGCAGGCGGGGAGGCTCGCTTTTCGGTGCGCTCATGACTTCGCACCTAGCCGGGTTCCAAACCAATATAACTCAGAAACAGGTTGTGTTGCAATTGTTTCCGTAGCAGCAGGTCGTGCAAGTGACCATACGGCCTCCCTGCATGATCGTGTGAGTCGTGCAAGATGCCCAGACCAGTGAGGCGGTCATGGCAAACCAAACGGCAATGAGTGCTTTTTTCATGGTTAAAACTCCTTTGTAAAAAACCAACACACTAGGGAAAGTCCCTACTTAAACCACTCTGGACGCAAAAAACGCAACTGCCAGATCCTTGCAATGGGAACTTCTTTCCATTGGGAAATCGCGGCCTGGCTGATGCCAAGCAACTCACCTAGCTTACGCTGTGAGCCTGCAAGACGAATAAAATATTCTTTGGACATAAGACAGATTATACTTAAAAGCAACACTTTGCCGTATTAGGGTAAGTCCCTACAAAAAAACATTTGACACCTGCATAAGTTGGCTTATACTTCATCCCATGCCGTAGCGAATTGCAAGCGGTCTTTTAAGGAGCATCAACATGATTTACACCAACAAAACAAACACCATCACAATTGAAGTGCGTCAACAAAACGCACGTCAAATTGCATGGGCTTTGTTCATCAACGGTCAATACCAAAAAACAAAAATTCTGCCCCGCAATAACACCGCGGTTGTCCAGAACTTTGGTTTCTCAGCAATTGATTTTGTACAAGCATGAGCTGGCCCTTTCCCCCACCAGGGGGACCAGTACCCTGGACTCCTCAACAAGAACAAGCGTACCAACGCAAACGTCTTGAAGATTTCCCCGATTCACCTTTTTTGGAGCACGCATGAAAAACATCAAAACCCCTCGCACTCTTGCAGAGACTCAGTTCACCACTGGCTACGCACAATCCAATCCGCAATATGACCTGTCAGACAAAGTTCTTGGCTACGTTTATGCGTTTGCTTTTGGGTTTGTGTGCGGCATCGTACTGATTGGGGGCTGACATGAACTACTTTGAAGAAGATTCAGAAATTGAAGAACTACGCGCACAGGTTTACTTTGAGCGCAAACGTCACGCCGCACTGATGCTTAACCCTGATTGCCGTGACCCTGACCACCCTGGCTGTGATAACTGTATGGAGACTGATGATGAATGCTGATCTGTTGATTGCTAACGCTGAAGAAACAACAAACAAGATGTACATGGATGCCGCAAGAGATGACAAGCTAGCCTTCAAGATTGGTTTGCTTGAGTCTCGCATCCGTGAAATCTGTTACCTGTACAACAACGTTGCGGAAGAACTGCGCCGCATACAAAAGACTTTGGAGAATTGAGATGCGTATGTTCACCTATGCTTTTTTGTGTTCGATGGGAATCATCATGGCTGGCTGCTCTAGTCTGCCAGGAGCACCCAAGCCTCCCAATCAAGAGTTAATCGTTGACGACAAGGTTCAACCAATGGGACGCAATGAAGTCATTGATGCAGTTCGCCAGTGCGAAACATCAGGACTCAGAGCAATCCCTTTGTATGCCAAACGTAAGATTGGTGGCTATACTGTCGAAACGGTGGTTGAAGTCACCTGCGGGCCTAAATATCAGTTTTAAGGAGCACACACATGGAAACGCCCATTCAAGCAAAGATCGCATCTGCGTTCGTCAAAGCACAAAAAGCCTTCGGTCCTGCGCTGAAGTCCTCAACAAATCCTCACTTCCGTTCTCGATACGCAGACCTCTCAGCTTGCGTAGAGGCAGTCATTGACGCACTCAATGCAAACGGAATCGCACTCATGCAAAAGACCTATGAGTGCAAAGAAGGTGTGATGGTTGAGACAGTATTCGTCCACGAATCTGGCGAGGTCATGGAGTCTGGATTGCTTCATGTTCCTGCTGTCAAACATGACGCACAAGGCTACGGCTCGGCTCTTACTTACGCACGCCGATACAGCCTCATGGCGGCTTGTGGAATCGCACCAGAAGATGATGACGGTAACTCTGCATCACGCCGCCCAGAGAAACCCACCACCAAGGTTGATCCCAAACAGATGGCAGACCACCTGGCAGCGATTGAGGCTTGTGCTGACATGGGCTCTCTCAAGACAGTCTACAACGCCGCCTATGCCGCTTGTGACGGGGATGCTATGTGGCAAGCAAAGGTTATGGCAGCAAAAGACAAACAGAAAAAGGTGCTGACAAATGGATAACAAACAAGACATAGATTTGCTTTTTGAATTAAACAGTGCCGATTTGTCTGCGTTGCAAGATGCTCAATTTACCCTTGAAGCAATCAAAGAAGCAGACCCCGGTACTTATGATGAAATCATTAATGAATCTTTAAAACTGATTCAAAAAGCATTGAGCATTAGTCCTCAAGACTGCATAGAAAGACTGGCAAAACAGTTAGGGGTAGACACATGAGAAAGCACTACCTTTTACCAAGTGACTTTGCTGGATTTGCTGTGACTAAATTTAAAAGAGCAAAAGAAACAGCATTGAAAGCAAAACGCGAATTGCTGACAAAAGAAAACGCAGAGGCAGTGGTCAGGATTGAACGTCAAGGTTTGGGATTGATCTACAAAGAAAAAACTGTTCGATCTGGGTTTACTTTGCCGACAATCTATGAAGGTTATTGGCTAATCAAACCAAAGAAAAACACCATTATTGGAAAGCGTGTCCAAAAAGAAATGGACGAGGTTTGTGGGCTACTTGATGATTGGCAATGGTCAACAGAGAATGCTTTGGGCATATATGAATCTGTGTATGAATTAGGACAATTCCACAACACGGTTTGTTATGCCCTGAAAGATGATTCTGTTGCGGTGAGCCAGCACACAAAAGCAAAGCATCAATTGCCTGAAAATTACGCAATAAAAGCACAAGAGTTTGAAACAATAATTAAGGAGGCAATTTAATGGATCAAAGATCAGAAGAATGGTTTGCCGCCCGTCTAGGCAAAGTCACCGCCAGCCGTGTTGCTGACGTAATCGCCAAGACCAAGACGGGTTACAGCGCCAGCCGTGAGAACTACATGGCTCAGTTAGTTGTTGAACGTCTGACTAACACCCAGGCAGAGTCATACACCAACGCAGCTATGGTTTGGGGCACAGATCAAGAGCCGTTTGCAAGGGCGGCTTATGAAGTCCAACAGAACGTCCTGGTTGACGAAACCGGCCTAGTCGATCACCCAACGATTGAGATGGCTGGCGCATCCCCAGACGGGCTGGTGGGTGAAGATGGATTGGTGGAGATCAAATGCCCCAACACAGCAACCCATATCGACACCCTGCTGACCCAGACAGTCCCCGCTAAATACATCACCCAGATGCAGTTTCAAATGGCCTGTACGGGTCGTCAGTGGTGCGATTTCGTATCCTTTGACCCTCGGATGCCACAGAAGGCTCAAATCTTCATTAAACGGGTTCCAAGGGATGATGCTTTCATAAAGGAGATTGAATCTGAAATCAAAAAGTTCCTTGCAGAAGTCTCTGCCAAGGTTGACCAACTCAACAAATTAATCGCATGAAAAAGCAGTACGACATTAAATTTGCCGCCCGTAAGTACACCACCCAAGATGGTCAGGAAAAGACTTACTGGAGCAACCACGGAACTATGTGGATGGATGAGGAGGGTAAAGTCACCATCAAGCTAGACAGCATCCCTCAGTCTGCCAATTGGGATGGATACTTCAAAGCCTTCCTACATCGTCCTAAAGAGGAGCGATTCCAAGGCTTGCCAAAAGACGATGGGTACGATGACGTTCCCTTTTAAATAATACGGGCGGGAAAACGGGTTAGCGCCGTGGTCACTTTTACAAGTGTTGTTCAAGCCAACGCTGCTTTATGCGACCCGCCCACCACTTAAGGAGCACACAATGGAGCATTTTCGTACCCGAGCCACAGATCCCATCACCTCATTCGAGGCGGCAGATTCCATCCAACCCACAGCAGACAAGCACTATGAGTTAATCCTCTGGTGTCTGGGTCACTTTGGCCCTCTGGGAAAGGACGGGATAGCTAGCAAAATCGGGCTGATTGGCTACCAAATCGGCAAGCGATTGACAGAATTAGAGCGTATGGATTTAATAATGTTGACAGGCAACATCGTCAAGTCTCAATCGGGGAGGTCGGAAAGAGAATGGAAAATCAAACCCAAACAGATACCGCTAATCTGAATCCGTATCGGAACATGGTCATTGAAGAAATCTGCGAAACCCTAGACCAATTCAAGTTTGCTTTTGGTCAGGATACCGTAGACAGC